CCCGTGCCTTTCATCGGCTGGTTGGTTCTGGTTGTGCCGCCTATAATCCCAATGTCCTCTGACACGCGAACCACTGTGCGATTATCGAGTATCGTGCCTTTGCCGCGCCAGATGGTGGATGCGGCTACCAAAGTTCCAGCCGTGCTTTCCCTGCCTAACTGAATTTTTCGTAACGCTCTTCGACCTGCCATTATTCACCTTCCTTTTGCGCCTTGTCTTTTTTCAGCGCTTTCTCATGTTGTTTATCGAATGTATAATCAATCTCTTTCTTCATACCCTTATCGAAAGACGGGTCTACGCTTTTTGATTTATCAAACTCAAATTTGTCTTTCTTTACATACAAGCCGCTTGCAAGCAAGTCAATCTCTTTCATGCCGAACTCTTTCAAGTTCTGTAAATCCTGCTCCGTCAAATCGCGGGCGGGTATACCGATAATCGCCGCGCCGTTCCCAATGTAAATCAATGTTGTCATTTCTTCTCCTTCTTTAGCAATGTTTCCAAAATAAGTTTTTGAGCCCCTACGTTATCTTCGTTTTCAATCATCTCGATTATTTTTTTGCCTTCTTCGGTGTCAATGAAATCCCGCGCCCATTTCAGGGTATAAAGAAATCTTCCAAACCAGGCAACTTCGTCCTTGATAATTTTGTTCCAATCTTCCATGATTAGAATCCAATTCTTCGCGCTACCATACTGATTTCCTTTTCGATTTCAGGCGGTAGTTTCTCCACTTCTTCCTCTTGCACATCCCTGAATAACTTATGCCGCCCGGGTTGGGCATGCATCCAGGCCTGCTCCAATCCGTAAGCATTGCCGACGACGTATTTGGTATACGGCGTGTTATTGGTAATCATGTACCCATTTGTAGTCGGGCTGATGAAATACCCGCCCGCCAGTCTGCCAATCCGCTGATAACTCGGCAATTCAGGCGGGACGTTCATCGTCCAGTATTCCTTCATGCGCCTCACAACAGTTTGTTCAGTTCGGTAGATTTGCAGGCGTCCGATCTTCGGAATTTCCGCGCCTAAATCCTGCAAGCCCTTACGAACCAATTCTGCGCCAGTGATAGAAATAGATAACTGCGTCATAAATCCAGCTTCAGCTTTACATCTTCAAGCATGATGCGATAGCCGATATATTGAATATTTTGATAGATATAATTCGGCAAAAACTCAATCCGTAGGTTCGTAAACGTATCCAGCGCGCCACTGAACATATCGCCACCACTGGTGGCTTCAGTAATCAAAGCAGTGGAAATACTATCTACTAATCCTAAAATCACCTCAATGTCCTCGTTCGTTACATCTGTTAGTGGGGTTATCAGGTCACTGGCAATCATGGCGAGATGTTGTTTTGTACCAGTCTCGCTGATTTCAACGACGCTGAACATCACATAATTTAACGCGAATATCCGCTCGTTGATATTGAACTGTGGATAAGCAGGGGAGGCGTTGACGCCGCTTACACCCGCCACTACATTCGCTATCGCTGTAACCGCGCCCTTGAGAGTTTGCGCGGTCATGTTCCGAACCTGTATTCTTCGAGCATATCCGTCACATCGGGGTCAAGTCTCGGAATATTGAATGTCATTGCGCCGACTGCATTACTGCCTGCTACGCCCTGTGGAGACTTGAACCTGCTCCAAATTCGATTAGATTGCAGAATACAGGCAATATTGACTGTTGCAGGAGTGGACGCCCAGCCAAAAGAGGCGGTCAGTTTCACGCCTTTGGCAATGCGCGGAAAATGAAAATTGCCCGTTGGTGTCACTTCGATGCGGGTGTACGGAAAGCCATTCAGTGACGAGTTATACGGCGCGATCTCAAAATCTGTACTCGCCCAGGTGTTCTCATAAATTCGGTCGCCATCATCATCAGTAAGCAGGGTAATCCCGCTGGAAGATGAAATATCATCGGTAACGATATGATCTGTATAATCCACAGCAGTAAAATAGCGCGTCTCGCTAGCTGTGTAAAAACGACGGGCGCAATACATATCTATTTTTCGTGAAACCGCGTTGATAACTTTCGACAACAGATCATCATGGCTTGTGCCGCTCATGTTGACAACGTCTGTATTTCTGACCTCCAAAACCGTACAATAAGCATTCGATAAGCCATCGCCCGCCGTAGTGTCTGTGGACGTCGGCGCGGCAGTCAGACCTGTGCACGTCCCGTTTGCAATGGCTATATTGAGCGTTGAATCATTAGCGGCGGCTAAGTGTTTCGTCAGTACAACATTCGCGCCTGAACCGCTAATAAGAAATTGCGCGGCTACACTGGCATTAAAGGCTAAAGTAGTACGTACCAACCCGCCCACGATGGAGGCGGTATCTCCGCTCGTTACTGCTACCGAGACAGCCAAAGGCGAGCCAGACACGTCGCGGGACGTGATAGTCACCGTCGCGTTACCTGTGCCCGTTACCGTTCCGGCTACAACAGCCGTCTCGACCTGTTGCGTTGTCATGCGGTAATCAATTCCTTTTTCAAGCCGCCGTGCGCCTGCACCATCTCGTCATATTTCACAATATACGAGATATTCTCTCGATACTTACCTAACAATGCGCCGGTTTCCTCTGCCAGTTTGCCATAGGCGTTGATTTCGCGAATCAGATATTGTGCGGCGCGGTCATGAAATTCCTTGTTGCTTTCAGATTGCCACGCATTGCCAAGATATTCGATCAATCCGATTTTGCTAAACATCAAGATGCGCCGCTCTTCGCCGTCTCTTTGAGCAGTCGCCGCCGCGTACTCGAAACCCCCACGATCCGCAAAGCGGTCTCCAAACGTTTGATATCGCTCCGCTTCCGCGAGCGCCCCGGCGTATTCGCCAACGGTCTGAACAGCTGTCTGATAATTCCTTACCAAGTCGGCAATCTTATTGTATTCGTCGCGCTCAATCGTCTTGTCAATTACCTTCTTGATATTCAATGCGTTTTTCTCTGCGGAGTTCCATTCAGCATCTAGCAGGCGGGCGCGTGCCATAAAATACTCAACGCCAAAACTGTAATTACCTTCATAACCATAACGCGGCGATTGCAGTAAATGGCGGGCGGAGGACATAACTACGTTTTTCGCGCCTAGCCTGCCTTTCAAAAAGCCGATCCAGTAACGCCAGCACTCCGCTTGATATTCGTATTCGCTGTGCGACATTTCCACACCGTGAATTTCGATATACTCATAGTCCTGTAATATAGCGAGTGCCGCCATGTATGCAAAGCTGGTCGAGAAATAATCCTCACCTGTCAATTCGACGGCTTGCTCAATCGGATAGCGGATGCTATCGGGCACAAGCGAGTCAATTTCCTGCATATAGACAGGCTTGCCGTGTTCCTTTTGCAACCATTCCCAATGTTTTGGGTCTTTGGTATTGTGCCCTATGTAAATCTCAGGTTCGTGCATTTGAAACACGGCATCCCAACGCTTGCACCATGTAGAATTTGCCGCTTCGTTGAACACCCAAATATCAAAAGAGGGGTCGTTGAACGGGGCGGTGACTCTAGTATTTGAACCGCTTCCGACGATGGCGAGTTTCTTCAAATCGGAATCTCTTCTATAGTTATGGTATATATAAATGGCTCAATCAGCGGCGGTTCTCCGCCTTCAGCAACGTCAAAAAATGATTCACTTTTTACCAAAGCCTCAAAAGTAAAGGGGTTTACCTTACTAGTGGCGAACCCTAAAACTTCAAGGTCTTTAGGGGCGTTAGATGTAATGATCCTGCCGGGCGGTTGATTTACATCGGCTATGAGAATCATTTCAAAAAACTCTTTTGATATTTGTATTCTGGCGACTCTCATTACTTGCGCTTTCTACTGGATATGGGGCGGTTATTACGCCGCCCCATATTGTTGATTCTCAGATCATGAGGTTGATAGATGTGTCGTCTGCGGGTATGTGGGGTCGAGCAACGCCACAACGGAGTTGAGCGTCACCGTTCCACCTGCGTCAATACCCACCACCAAACGGACAAACTTTGCGTCGCGTTGTCCATGCGCGGCTTCGATGACAGCCGGATCAACTTCGATCAAAACAGCCTTACCATCATCGGTTGTAGCAACAGTTACGCCGCCTGAGGCAGTAGCCGAAGTAATTGCGCCCCAAGTATCCGTTCCGGTTGCGCCAGACAAACGATACTTGAACGCAACTTGTACTTCAGTTGCGTTAGACGCGGCGGCGGTTGAGGCTTCAACCGTAACCACTACGCCTTGATCTGCAGACGTGGCAGTTACCACA